GGTCTGTAATTTGAAATACCATTTCAATAGTAAAACCATTTGTAAAATCATCGTTTATATAACTATAATCATATCCTTCATATTTATATACAGCATTAAAATAACTACTATCCCCAGATAATGTTAAATATCCACCAATATTAGGATCATTAATAAAATTACCTGTAAATATATTTGTATTTCCAGAATTATCATAATATAAAACTGGCTCTAATTTTAATTTATCATTACCAACTAATGTTTTTGTTTCATTTAAATCTAAAACCCTACCAATATCGTACATATTTAAACCAAACGAATCTAGCATAGTATTTTTATTTGATCTTGGTGAAACTGTACTATATAATGATAATGGGTAAGTTTGATTTGATAAATCAAAATTAGCAACTAAACCGTTTTCAATAATATTTTTACAAGACATATCTTTTTTATATAAATACAAAAAAAGGGGGAAATTCCCCTTTTTTATATTATGTTAGTTATTTTCGATATACCCTTTTCATCCTTTTCGATTTTTATAACGTGATCAGGCTTCAAATTATGTACATGTTCAATAATTAAAATATTACTTATTTTAGTTTTTAATAAAGATAATACATCAACAAATTCATCAATACTTTTACCAACCAACTTACCAGTCACTTCATCAAGAATTAAAATTTCTGGTTTAGACTTAATGTTTAACTCATTTAAACAGTATTTTAATGCAATTGAAGCAAATGTTCTTTCCTTTCCTGAACCAGAAATACAATCAATTGATGACTTTGTGTTTGATATGTCAACCATTTTTAGTCTTAAAGTTTCCTCATCAAGATAAACATCAAAAGGAACTTCTTTTAATAATTCATTTAACATTTTATTTATCAATGGTAATGAATATTTTTTTAACATTAATGTTGGAATACCATTTCTATGAACACAATTTTCATATACAGAGAAAAGTTTTTCTTTTTGTTGCTGTTTTTGAAACTTTTTTAACTGTTTTAACTCATTATCTTTTTGTTCATGCAAATAATTATTATTTATTTCAAGTTCAGTAATTTTCTTTTCTAATGAAACAATATCGGATGATATTTTATTAATCTTTAAATTATATTCATCGATTATAGTTTGTATTTCAATATTTTCAAGAATATATTTTTGATTATTTTCATATAACTTTATTTTATCAGTTAAATTTTCAATAATCAACTTTAAATTCTCACCTTCCATCCGAATATTTTCATTTTTTAATGTTAATTCAGACCTTAAGTTAAAACTATTTCTTTTATTTTCTTGTTCGGCAATTTCTAACAATAAAGTTTCATTATTAATGTTAATATTCTCAATATCTTTTTTTATTTTTTCAATATTATTTAATAAATTATCTTTTTCTTTAGTATGTTTTTTTATTTGTTTTTCAAAAGATGTTATACTTTTTGTCTTTTCATTCAATGAATTACTTTTTTCCTCAATTTTTTGCTTAATATTATTTAAAGAATCTTCTTTTAATAACTGATTACAGGTTGGACATGTTTTTGATTCCTCAAGAAGTAAAATTTCTTTATTAACAATATCAATTTCTTTTTTTATATAAAATATGTTAGTATTTTCTTTATTGATTTTACTTTCAACATCTGAAATATCAATTTTTATTTGATTTATCTCATCTTTTTTTGATAAGATTTGTTCTTTTCTCTCAGTATATTTTTCATTTAATGATTTTAACAAACTATCATCAAATTTATCAACTAATTGTTTTATTTTTTGATTGTTGTTTTTATATAATTCACGCTTTTCAGTAAGATTATTATTATTTAATAATATATTTTTATTTAGTTCAGATAAATTTAGTTTTAAAATTTCTGAGTCAATTTTATTTATCTTTTTTTGTTCTTGGTTTTTATTTTCAAAAAGTGAATCTCTTTCATTTTTAAATGAAGTAATATCATTTTTACATTCTAAAATAATATCTTTATTATTTTTTATTTTATCCTCAATTAAGGTGATTTTATTATTAACAGAGTCTACAGTTAGATTTATTTTAGGATGGTTATTAAAATAAATTTTACTATGTTCTTTAATTTCTTTTAATTTAATATCAAAGAAATCCATACCTAAATTAAATAGTAAACTATCGATAAACTCAGCTTTATCAACCTTTAATATTTCATTTAAAGTATCAGATGTTGTTAATGCAAGTTTTTTAAAATTAGAATAGTTATTTATGATATTGTCAACAACCTTTTGTGTTTTTTTCTTAACCTGATCATTAAGATTGTCAACAATATTAGTATCACTAAAACTTTCATCTGGATTCGATAATTTGTAATAATTAAGTATAGTACTTACACCTGAAATTTCACTTTTATCTCTATTCCACTTTCTTGTTGATATTCTTTTAAGACCATAATAATTACCATCAGCCTCAAAAACCATTTCACCCCAGCAATAATCTTTATTTAATTTATTGTTAATAAATCGATTATCACCGTTTTTTTGTACCTTTTCAGTTTCTAAAGTAGCGTTATATGCAATATATGATATTAAAGAATATGCTGTTGTTTTACCGACTTGATTATTACCAGTTATTTGTGTAACACCAGATAAATCTCTAAAATCGATATGTATATTTTCAAATGACTTAAAATTTTCAGCTCTTAATATTAATGGTTTCCATATTACTGGTTCCTGATATTCATCTTTTATTTTATTTGATATTTCATTATCTAAATCTATAACCTCATTAATAAAATCTTGTTCATACCCAAGAGATTCCAGATATTCAACAAATAATTTCTGTTGTCCTTCTTTCTTTGAAATGTTCTCAATTTTAATATCATTTGAGTTAGTAACTTCTATTGTAGTTTCATTTAAAAAGTTTTTCTTTTCCTTAAACTCAATAATATTATATTTTGATTTTAAATACGTCTTTAATTTTTCAACATTTTCAGTATTTCTTTGTGAAGAGTAACCATTCCAAACAATTTTAATTTTATTATTTTTTGTTGGATTATCAAGTTCAATATCAAGATTATCAAAATCAGTAAACTGATTTACTGGAACTAAGGAAAAACCATAATCATTTTCAATTTCAACCTCTTCAACACTATCATCCTCAATATCCCATAATAAATATCCATGAAAATCTTCTATTTCAGAAAAATCTCTACAAAATAAACTTCCACAATACGCACCAAATATATCTTTACTACTATTTTTATTATTCATAAATTTTACATTTTTTTTCTAAAAGATAAACCACTCCTAAATTCCCATCAGTTTTTAGGTTTGCGGATGGAATACAAATTAAATACAATTCATTAATATTAATATCATAATAATGATTAATAACTAGAAATTGAGAAGAATAATAATCAACAACGTTCCCAATTGAAAATTTACTCACCTCTTTAGCATATTCAGAAATATCTTTTTCAAGATTCTCAAATTCTTTTTTATAATTTTGTTCAATAAGATTTTTTCTTTCAATAAATTCTGTAATTTTACTCATATTTTTTTTTGTTAAAGTATTGTTTTTTATGTATATCACCCATTAATAACATATCACCATAAAAATCATTAAGACTTCTATATTTATCAGAATTAGCCTCTGTTTGATTTGGATATATACAACCATTTATTGGGTTATGATAAAGATTAATCTTTTTATATTTTTTGAAAAATTCTTTAAGATTATCTTTTTTTATTTCGTTTTTATAATCTGACATATCAAGATTTTTAAATAAAAAAGATTTATCTACATGATTTTTCATAATTTCAACCCAAGGATTTTGTTTATCTACAAAATCATGAACAACCCATATTACATTTTCATCAATATAAAATCCAGATTTATTTAAATAAAAAATATTATTAATATTAAGATTTTCAATAACTGCTTGTATTGAATTTACTCTTGTAGTATTATTAATATTAATATCATGATTACCTGTAGTAATTATTAACTTTTTTGTTAGGCTTGAGATTTCTCTTAGGAAATTTCCTGCAATAATATACATTTCATTTGATGTTTCAAGATTATCATCAAATAGATCACCAACAATAATAACTCTACATGGTTTTTGTTTTTCTAGTTTTTGAATAACCCTATTAAAACCAATTCTGTACTCTTCATGTCTTGCGGTCGATTTTTCAATATGTATATCCGCAAAATGTGCAATAGTTTTTATCATTATTAATATGTGTTAAATTTTACGTTTAATCCAATCCCTGCATATAGCGTTGTCCCAAATCTAGTAATACCATAACCAAATTGTGGCCCTAAATTAACCATAAATTTTCTTTTTTGTGGTGTTATATCAATTTTTTTAAGATCGTTTATTGTTGTATTAGGGTTTTCAGATATTGCTTGGATATATAAAGACCTTTTTCCATACGGTATAAAATTAAAAAGTCTTTTCTGATCAAAATAGGTTAAATATGTATATTCATTATTAATAGCATAATTAAAATTTAATTTACCTTCTGAATCTAAAAATCCTGAAATGTTTGTCCATTTATCAGAAAATTTAAATTTATTATCAACAATTTTAACAACAATACTATCTTTAGTGTCGCTTTTTGTAGTAAAGATTGAATTTATATTTTTATATTCCTTTTCTAGTATATTAAATTTTTTTGTAATACTATCTAAATTTGATTTATATACATTATTTAAAACATTAATATCTGTTTGTATTACCTTTATTTTAGCCATTGATCTATTGACAGAATCTCTCCATTTTGTAATCTCATTAGTCAATAACTCATTCTTTACTCTTTCTTTACTTAATTCATAATTAGTATTATACTCTTTAATGCCAAAATACATATTAACAAAGAGTAATAATATAGTGATTAAAACATGATATTTACTATCAGTTTTTTTTAGGTAATCCCTTAACCCTTTTAATATCGAAGTTATATAATCTTTCTTCATCGTTTAAAGTTTTAATATTATTTTTTAGATAATTAACATATTCATCTTTTGTTAATTCTCTTCTAATTTCATCAATATCAGTATCTTTATTAAAATATACATAAGTAATATCTTTTATACCAATATTTTCAAGTAAATTACAAATATATAAAATATCTTTTGATGCATCTTTATCTAATGCAATACATACTGGTGGTTTATATTTTTTTAATTTTTGATATAAAACATTATTTATAATTTTCCCATTCAAAATAACAGTATTAAATGGTATCGCTAAATAATCAAAAAAACCTTCAACTAAATATATTTTACAACTCCAATCAATTAAATGCTCGTTTAAAATAACCTCTTTATTCAGCATAGGATTTTTATATGTACCATCTCTATATGATCTAGTTATGTAATAATTTAAAGTATTGTTATTATCATAAAAAGGTATTATTAGTTTGTTTTTATATTTACCATTTAAAGCAAATCCAATATTATATTTTTGTATTGTTTCTAAATCAAGATTTCTTGTTAATGTTAGATAATTGTATGGTTCAATAAAATTATTATCAAATTCATTATAATCTCTAAATGATATAAATTCTTTAGGTAGTTTAACTTCAAATAGTTCAGATGAAAAATCTTCTAGTTGTTGACCACTTGTATCAATAAAGTCTAATTCAATATTATCAATATAAAATTGATATATTTCATTATTACCATAATATTTAAAAAGATTTCTTAATCTACCCTTTATACCACATTTCCAACAATGGTAAACCCTTTTATTATAATTAATTTCTAAATTATATTTATTATCAGGTTCATAATCATTAAATAATCTTGCACATTTTGGACAGTTTACTTTTACTTGATAATCAGCAGATGTTTTTTGAATATCATTAAATACTTTACCAACAATATCATTTAATAATGTATAAAAATTATCCATTATACCTATTAACTAATAATTCTGTTAAATCTAAAATTGCTTCCATATTATCCTCAACAGATTTATTAAATAATGTATAGTATAACAAATCAAGTGAGGTTTGTGAAAAACCCATTAAATCCCACACTTTCAATGTGTCGAATATTGTTTCATTCCATGACTTATATGATGTGAAATCTAAATATAATGGAATGTTTTTTTCGTTTATTAAAAACCTTTTAATTAAAAAAGGTATATCAACCTTCTCAATATTATGACCACCCAACACGATTTTACTATTTTTTTCAATTTGTTTTTTACAAACATTATGAAACATATTTAAAACCTCTTTTTCGTCATCAGATTTATATTTTTTTGAATACCTTTTATATTTTTCTTCCTTTAAATCATAGAAAATTTTACCAATTGATATTGATTTTATTTTTGAGAATTCTGCATAATATTTTAATCTATTACTATCGATTTCATTGATGTTAATTCTAAATTTATCAAGAATAAATTTTTGAACTTTTATTTCTTCAATATTAATATTAATCTGAGTTTCAATATTAAAAAACAAAATATTAGTAAGATCAGTCCTTTTTATCATTTTATTAAATATGTTATAAAATATGCTAAAGAAATAGCAAACCCGTATAAATCAAATTTTTTATCGACAGATAAATTTAATCCATCTACAATTATAATAAAAATTTTTTTTGTTGACAAGATAAACCCTGCAAGAAAAATATATTTTATAAAAACTGTTATAATATATATAACAGATAAAAAAAATGTAAATTGTGCTATATTATATAGTAAATTAGTTATTTCGTTAATCATTTGTTAAAAGATTTAATAAATATAGTAATGTATTATTTTTCAAATACAATTTTTGAGTTAATTTTATTATTTTTTTTGATATTTTGTCATCCTCAATATCAACATTACAATAATATTCTAGTTTTGTCTCTAATAATTCAATATCTTTTTTTAAAAGAGAAATACTTTTATTAATATTATTCATTTATTTATTTTTTTTTGAAAAATTATATTAAATATTGAATATATATCAACGTATGTATCAAAATCGATTTTGTATTTCTTACCTGAAACATCTAATATGTTATACCAATAGTTAATAACATAATCCTCTTGATATGATTCATTTTGGTACAAAGATAATAAATAAAACTGATATAAATATTCAAAAATTTCAGAATTGTTATAAAAATTAATATCTTGTTCTAAAAATTTATTATTAACATTATTAAAACACCATTTAAAATGTCCATAATAATCATTTTCATTTTTTAAATATTCAGTACCTAAATATGTTTTTGTAATTAATAGTGATAAATTTATTAAAAAGGTTGATATAATCTCTGCTCTTTCAGGAATAATTCTTTCTTTAATAAGTAGTTTTTCAACCTCTGTAAAGGATAATACCTCTAAAATTCTAGAGGTATTATCATATTTTATGGGTTTCATTTAATAATAATTATACTCTCAGTAATTTATCCTTTCATTGACTTAAATGATGAATAGTTCGCCAATTTAATAAATTTATCTATCTTAACACTATTATTTTCATTTAAATTTTTTACAACTTTAAGAATTTTTTTATTATCTAAGTTTATATAATAATCATATTTATCAACGTTACCTTTAATAGTTTCATTTAATGATCCTCTATTATCATAAATGTTACCCATACCATTTATATTTATTTTTGTATAATCATCGTTAACACTTTCTGTTAATTCAATATTGTTAATATCAAATTCAACAATATTACTCTTATTACCTATTTTATATTTACCGAAAATGAAATGTGACTCTTCAATTTTTTTATCAAATTCTGATTTACTTATTGTTGGCTGATTATCCTTGTTATACATCGGTCTGTTTTTTTCATATTCAATTTTCTCTTGACCCTTTTCATACATATCTTCACCCATATGTTCTTTCTGTCTTTCAACAAATCTTTCAGATGGTTTAATATCATATTTTAAATCTTGCATCCCATATCCTCTATGTAATTCAACCTTTTTATTATATTCATCAGTTCTTTCATGTTTAACAGGTTTGAAATCTTTCATTTTTTCAACCTGTTCATCTTCGATATCTTGATGAGATTTAACATCATCTACTTTAACAATATTGTTTATTACTTCAAAACCAGCGACAATATCTTTGATATTACTATTTTCCATATCTTTATTAAAATTAACAGCATTTTCTTTACCAATTCTTTCTTTATTAATCATGCTACTAGTTTTCTTTTCTTCATTCAATTCATCTAAAATTGACTCATAATATTGGATACCTTCTACAATTTGTCCACCAGCATACATAGGTTTTCTTGCGAATCTCATTTCAGATTTATTTTTTGCCCATATGAAAGGGCCACTAAACTGTCCTGATGATGCTGATGTTGTAGTTTCATTAACAGTTTCTGGGTATACAAGATAAACACGCTTTGAAAGATCAGGTATAACATCAGACATACCCCAAATTTCAAGAACATCGCCATCAGGTGTAAATCTTACAAAAAAACTATCATATTCTTCAGGATCAACAATATTAAAATCTCTTTTTATTGAATCAACATCCTGTGAATTACTAATAAATTCATAATCATCTGAGTTAATATCTCTAACTAATCTTACATTATTTTCATTTATATTCATATTTTCTTTTATTTTTTTTGTGTTTTCATAATCTTTTTTGAATTCATAACCTTTGAAATCATCTTTACTAATTTTTTTATCTGGGTTACCTCTTCTTTTCTTTTTCTTTGCAATTGTATTTAAATACTTTTGCATATATCTAGGGTCTTCTAAAACATACTCATTAAATAATAAATTCATTATCACTTCATTCCAATGGTAACCAAATTTAAATGAACCGTCAATAGCCATATTGTTATATCTATTTGTCAATGTTTCATCATTTGAAACCATTGTTTCCATTTTAGCTAAATTCCATATTTCTTTTTTCTGTTGTAAACTTGGTTCATCAACATCCTTTTCTTCACCATCTTCTGTAAGTTTCATTTTTGAATACTTATCTAAAAGTAATTGGTCTTTATCATCGTTTTCTATTAATATTATTTCCATCTTATTAATTATATTTTATTATCCCAAAAAGATCGTTGTGTCCACAATGCTCTAACAAAATTAGACAATGCTTCCTTGTTGTAATCTTTTATAATTTTTGCAACCTCTGGTTTTTTTAAATATTTTTTCAATTGATCTGAAAATATATTATCTAATTCTTTTTTTATTAAGTCATTTACTTCGGTTTTATTCATATTAAATTTTGTCTAACGTATTCTCTTAATTCTGTTGAAAAAAAACCAAATAATTTGCTTAATATATCTACGATTGATTGGGTTAGTTCAACCATATTATTAGTAAACCATATGTTACATATGGTTTCATTATCGTTATTATTAATTGTCATATCAAATCGCAATTCTAGACTTATCATTCCAGTCGCTTTAAAAATACCTGTATTAACTGACACTGCATCTATTGACGTTGTTTCATCAACACTGTTTTTAAACATATCAACAATACTATTTTTTGTTGTATCATCAATGTTTTCAACTAATACTTTTCTGGTGTGTTCAGTTCTTATTATATTTAAAAATTTTCTAATATCTTCCATTATATTATTTTAAATATAAATACTAAAAAAATATTAAGTAATATTTTTTATTAAAGTTTTAAAGTTAAATGATGGGTTTAAATCTAAAAATTTATGATCTAGATTTGATCTACATATAATTCCATTATAGAATCTAGCATCTTCATCATATACATTATGTCCATATGTATCCTTAACAATTTTATGTTTATCACATAATTTAATACATAACTCTATAGTGGTCTTTTGTTGTATTTCAGGATATTTCTCAAAATAAAAAAAATTCCTCCAATCTGTTGATAATATGTTTTCTTCCTCACAACTTTCATTTAATTTATTATAATATTTATTATTTGATTGTACATAATATAATCCACCCATATTTTCTAAAGATATTATAATAGTTGTTTTATTTAATGTCATATCATTAAAAAATTCTGAGTAGTATTTTGAGTCGAAATGCTGATAAACATATCCATCTCTTGTTACTGTAAAATGGGGGTATTCTTTATGTTTACCATCATATTTATTTAATAAATGTATTAAACCGTAATTAGATTTTCTCCCAGTATCAGTTAAAATTATTTTTGTTTTCTGTGTTTCAATATTATAATAATTTTCTTCATTTATTATATATTTAGTTTTATTAATTCTCATATTATTTTACTATTTAAATATATGTCAATCATTATTAGAATTATTATTAATATCATTATTCCATTAATATTAATTATTAAAGAAAATATACCAAGAAAAAAAGATGAGAAAAAATCCTCATCTTCTAAAGATAAAATCAAGTAATTTAGAAAAAATTGTTTTATTTTTTTTAACTGGTTGATGTATAATATACATCCAATCATCTGGTGAATTTTGAAGTAAATAATCTTTAAATTCTTTTTTTGATATTGATATTTCTCTTTTTATTGAGTCCTCTTGTTTTTTTATGTCAAGATTATCATCACGTTCTCTATCCATTATGAATTCATAATATTTCTTTTAATCTCTTCTATTCTTTTTTTTGATTTTTCAATTTCAAGCTCAATCTCTTCATTAACAACAACAATTTTTGAAATATAATCATCAATAAAATTATAAATCTCAAAATCAGTTTGAACATCATCTTCAGTATTAAAAAGATTATATGAAATATTATATATTTTAAATTCATTATTTTGTACTAAATTATCATTTTCACATATAATATTTTCATTATCAACTAAAATCCAATCTTTAGGAATCCCGAAAGTAAAAATCATATTCATATTTTCGGGATTTCTTTTCATAGAAAGTAATCTTTCAATATTCTTCATTATAATAAATTTTTTATTCTATTAATTAACTGATCAACACTCGATCTTTTTACTAAATTATGAAATTTATGTACTTTAACAAAATCATCTAATAAATTTCTTAGTGATTTTTTGTCACTAACTGGTTCATTTTCAATTTTTGATTGTTGAACAGGTTGTACATATACAGTTTCTTTTGATACTGTTAAATATTCTTCTTGAACAACGTCTATTTTTTGTTCTGTAACCTCGGTATAATTTTTTATTAATTCTTTAACATGAACAGTGTCATACGTAGGTTCTACAAAGTTTTCAATTGTATTATTTTCTGTTTCATCTAGATTTTTTGTTAATTCTTTAACATGAACAGTGTCATACGTAGGTTCTACAAAGTTTTCAATTGTATTATTATTTTCTGTTTCATCTAGATTTTTTGTTAATTCTTTAACAAACTCATTAACAGCATCATTTTTTTCTACATTTGTTACAAGTACTTCAACTTCAGTTGAGGGTGTATTTGTAGTCGCTACAACATCTTTTGTATGAATTAGAGTTTCATTTACATTTGAAACAACATCTACACTAGTATTTTGTGTTATTGCTGTTAAATCGCTTAATTCATTTTCCAATTCATTTACCACTTTTTTTCTTCTCTTTGTCATATCTATTTTTTATTAATATAATGTTTTAATTTCAACATCAACACCGTATCCTTCTGATTTTTTAAATACGACATATGATGGTTGTGATCCTTTACCAATTTCATTTTGAATGAAATCATCTACAGAACATACTGAACCGCAAATAATTCTTTTATAATTTAAACCTTCCATTAATTTTACTGAGTGCCAATGTCCATTTAAAATTACTGTATAATTTTCAGCTTTACCTGTTTTAAACAAATTCATAATTTCAACTGGTGGTGAATTAAATAATTTATTATCACCATGAAATGCAATAACAGATATATCATTATCAGCATACTTCAAAATACCATCTTCAGCTTCTTTAACATGAACATTATTATATTGTTTTAATTTAACAATTTTTGATAACATTATAAAAAATATTGCACTTGCAGTTCTTCTTTTATCTTGATCTCTATTTGCTAATATTCTATCATGATTTCCACCTATACAATAAATATAAAGATTAATATCATAATTACAATTTTTAACAATATAATCAATCATTTCCTCAAAAACCTCGATACCAAATTGAATTTGTTCCTCGCCAATTAAATCCATTCTTTTATGATGTTCAGAGTGCATTCCATCAGGAAGAATTGACTCAAATATATCACCCATAACATTTAGATAAATCTTTTTTGATTTATATAAATTGGCTTGAAAAACAACGTCTTGTGCAATTTTTAAACATCTTTCTTTTAAAATAACTTTATTAACACCTCTACCATAAATAACATCATTAAAATATTTACCAAAATGAATATCACCAAATGCAAAAAATAACGTGTCATGAATAATTTCAGATTCTTTTCTTGGTATTTTATTTCCCATAAGTGACACTTCAATCGGTATGTGTCTAATATATTTTAAAAGTGTCTTATCAATTATATTTTCAAGATATTTAGTGTCTTCCTCAACATCAAAAAGTTTTTGCTGGGTTTTTCTTAACTCCTGTTCATAAAATTTATTTTTATTTTCGATAATTTTTTTATATGCAGAATTTTCTTTATTTTTTAATGCTAATTCTGCTAATTGATCATCACTTAGTTCTTCTGTTAAATGTGGTGGGAAAAGCTTATCTTTTGTAATATTAAAAACTCTTAAAATTCTTTTTAACTGATTAGTATTTAGGTATGGAAAAAATTGTGAAACTGTGTTTTGTGTAACATATGGATAATACGCATAAATATTTTCCATTTGTAATCTTGATAATTCACCTTTAAAAGGATGTTCATCTCTAATTAAAATTTCATAACAATATTTATTAATTTTACCATTTTCATCTCTATTAACCCAAGATTTACTTCTTTCATCATATTTTTCATCAATATCAGTGTTATGTATAGTGATCTTTTTAAAAGAATTAATATATTCATTATATTTTTTTACTAAATCAAAACATTCTTCTGAAATTACACCCTCATCTTTAGCTAAAATATCTTGAATAATATTTTTGACATATGTACTTGAGTACCCAAATTTACCACAAGCCTCAGAAACACTAATTCCATTGTTTTTTGCGTAATTTATGATCTCTTGTGCATTTTTTAATCGTTTTTCTGTCATATATTATAAATTTACTACAAATAAAATCTATATTTTATTATTTTCCAAATAATTAAGATTTTTTTCCACTAAAAGACAATTCTTTAAAAAATTATTCTCTTCTTCAATTCCTAAATCAAACCATTCACCTTTAATTTTTAAACTTTTATAAATATTGTGAAGATATTTTTCAATTTCTCGATAAAATTTACTTTCATACTTATTTACAAGTGTTATTGTATCATAACTACCTGTACTTAATTCTTTTATTCTTTTATTTACATTATTTGTATAACCGATTTTATAATATCCAGTAGAATTTAACTTAAGTAAGTATATAAATTTCAATTAAAGTGGTTTTAATATATTTTTTTCAATTAATTTAGAGTATACAACACAAAACGAATCAGAAATATCAAAAGATTCTGTCTTTATATTATTATTTTTATCATAAATCCATTTTATATCCTTGTACTTACTTGATATCTTTTTTAAAATGTACATTTTTTTATCAAGTCCTTTTGGAAATGAAAGTATATGTTTTGGTTCACCCTTTACTATTTTAAGATTAACGAATTCTGGACAAAAATATTTTCTACTATCATGTACAGAAATAAATTCTACGTCAAAATTAAAAATTTTATACAATATATAACTAGCAATACCATTAAATTTTTGTAATAATGATGCAGTAAAGACATTATTAGATGCAATTAAAGGTTCTTCAACAAACAATCCACATACTTTACTATTATTTTCATCTAAAAATAATTTTATTTCTTGTACAATTTTTTCAAATGCATTTGCTTTTATGAAAAGTCTTACATCTTTAACAATTTTTTTACTAGTTACTAATGAAAAATGTTTCATTAATAAAATAGTACCATTTTCATTTAAAATTGTTAACCCAACATTTGTTGTTGATATATCAAATCCTAAATAAACATTCATTTTTGCTCTTTATCTAAAAAATCTATTATAATTTGATCAACAAATCCACCTAGTTTAAGTCTTTTATTATCACAATAGATTTTTAACCTATCATGAACTGACTTCGTAATAATTATTGTTTTTTTATTATCCATATGTATATTTTTATATATAAATACTAAAAAATATAAAAAATGTTAACAATATCCTATATTAAAATCTGTTATTGGTTTCGGTAATGTGTAGTTACGATTTGATTTGTATGATAATGCAAATAATAGCTCTTGATCCTCAATTGTTATTATTTTTAATTTTGTGAATATTTTACCAACAATATTATTATATTCATCAACTAAATCGTAATACTGTGTTTCTTCATTAAATAATTCTTTAATTTCTGTACCCGCTATTAATCTTAAACCAATTCTGTTATCATTATTTAAATGCCACATTACTAATGGAAATATTATTTCAAATGTTTCTGAAATTATATAATCACCAAGTGTGTTTTTGGGGTGTATATTTGTATAATGTATTATTCCAACATTTTTTATTTTATTATCAACAGTAGATAAATATGTTGTAATACCATTATAAATTGATGATGGATAATATTTATTGTTTTTAAAACCTGATCTAACACCTGCAATTCTATCAGTATAAACAATATTCATTGACCATACATTTGTATCTTTTGGTGAAGTATTTTTTGTATCAGTAAAATCAAAAAAGCCTGATTCCCAATATAAATCAATATCAGATGGATAATAAAAATTTTCAATTGAATTATACTTTGAAAAAACATAACAATAACCAGTGCCAGAAGCACCCAAATTTAAATTAGGTAAATCCCTATCTAAAGTAACTAATAACCCTGTATCAATATTACCAGATGTTTCAATTATTTTATACCATAGGTAAAGCGTTGGTTTATCTGGATCAATAATACCATTAGCAAAATCATTATTATTAACACTTAATAATATATAATCATTATTTTCAATTTCCCTATTAATAGGCCCATATTGCAATGTTTTTTCTAATATAATATTATTTCTTGATATTGATAATTGTGATTGATCAAATTGTAAATGTGGTTGTTTAATGTAATTTTCATTTATTTTTAATGAATTATCGTAAATGTTACCATCAAAAAAACCTTGATTTTGTATTTGTCTATTATATTCTTTTATATTAACATTAATACTATCAATATTATATGAACCAGTTTCCCCAGACGTTTTATATATCTCATATTTAATTTCTGGATTTTTATCTAATGGTGCGTTTACAAATGTTTCTTCAATATTATATCCCCTTTCAAGAAAATATTTATAATCAATTTCAGAATCACCAATTTTAAAATTTGTTGGTTTAAATTTTCCTTCTGATAATTTTTTTCTACCGATATCTGTTAATTTGGTGAAAATAAAAATATTATTATCTTTTAATAAAAATCCCATTAGAAATCAATTTTTAGCTGTAATGTTCTATATTTGGATGAATCTTTATCAACAGGAATGTTTAATTTACCTATTGCAAGTAAATTATTATCATCATCATATAATCCAACCTCGGTAATATATACTGGTGTATTTTCTGTCCATGTTGGATTATTAGAGTTATTAAACTCATTTAAAGGTAAAATAATATTTACCTCCATTTCATATATAGTAGCCTTTATTTCACCAGTAATATTACCAAATAAAAAAACCTCTTCACCAAATAATAAATTATTTTCATTATCATTCGATGGATAATTTAAATATGACAAATCATATATTGGTGCATTAACATAACTATCATAGCTAACAGAGATAACACTGTTAACAATATCAGAAGGTTCTATTGTTGTATCACCCCAAACATCATAATTAACAATTTGATCAGTTACTTCAATTTTTCTCCAATTATCTGGTATTGGTTTTATGTTTTGATCTTCAGTTTCAATTATTTGTAAAATAACGTACATTTTTTCAGCATTCCAACCTTCACCACCAGCTATAATATTATTTCTACCATTCATGAATCTAAAAACAGTATCATTAGAAAATGATAATGCAATTGATTTATTATTTAAATCATCAGTAAAAATCTTTTGAATATAATTACAATGTATTGGAGATGTGTATCCTAAACTTACATTTGTTTGAAAAGCATTAACGTTTTCAAATGAATATGTTATATATACTAAAGCTGGTCTTTTATTCATATTATTTTTTTATATAAATACAATTATAAAAAATATTAAATAGATTGATTAATAAAATTAAAAGCCCTTTCGGGCTTTATTTAATCTTTAATTAATTCATAATCAGAAAGTAATTTAGCTTCAATACCTTTGACTTTAATGGTCTTAAGCAATGATTTAGGAATTTGTGTCAATTCACCAGCATCTTGGGTTGTTTCAAGTAATTTTTCAAATTCTTTAATAACTTTTTCATCTTTAAATGAAACATTACCCTGTTCATCTTTATGTTTATTTAAAAATCCTTCTTTAAGTTTTCCAAATGCTTTAGAAAGTTCCTCAATTTTAAAACCATCTTTGGTAATGTTTAATGCAAGATCAAAATCATCATAATCCGCATTAACAAATTTGCTGTATAGGCTAATAAAAGGTTCTAGGTCTTTATTTTTTATTTTCATATTTTTTACAATTTTATATAAATACTTACAAATATTAGTTTTTTTATGATATATTATATTTTTTTTTGTAAAAATTTGTAATATTTTTTAAATAAAAAAAGGGGAAAATCCCCTTTATTTTTTTTACATGATTATTTTTTCTTAATTTCACCAAAAACTCTTTGAGTTAATGAAATTGATTCCCATAATGATAATTTACCATCAGCTAAAGCAATATTCAATTCGGCTGAAAATGTAATCCAAAATGAAGTTTTAATAGCTGGAAATGTTTTTGATAAATTTAAAATAACTTCTGATAACACATCAGATTTCTTATCTGTCAAAATTAAAAGACCATGTGCAACTGCAACTTTTTGAGCAACAATTGGTATATGTTTTTTTAACAAATGATATATTGTATCATCAACATCACCTGGAATAATTGCAGTGACAATATCTGCAATAGCATCGGTCTCAGGTTTTTCAACAATATCTTTTAATTTATCAGTTACGTTAACTGCAATAACAGACTTTTCTCTAAAAAGTCCATAAATTTTTTCATAAGCATTTTTACCCCAAGTAAATAAATTTTTAATTCTTTTTAACATAATACATTTATTTTTAAATAAATACTTTAATAATTTGTTTTATAATATTTATATACAATCTATATATAAATTAGATTTTGATTGATAATATTCTTTTTTATTAGTTATTTATTTTTCTAATAATTTTATCCCTTTACTACTTCCATATTTTAATTGTATTAGTTATAACTGTTACAAGTTAAAATACAATAATTTAAATTTCCAAATTATACTCTATCAAATCTATTAAAGTTTGCTAGTAAATTTAATGCGTATTCAAGAGTAGGTGTCCATCCAATTTTATCAACTTTAGTAATCCAAAAGTCAAACTCAGGAATTCCTTTTTCTATCAATTCTGTGAATTTTTCCTGAATCCTTTGTTGGTAATTTTCCTCTTCCTCCTCTTCATGTTTTGGTGTAATAGCTTGAACATATTCTAGAGAAATTAGTATTCCTTCAGGTGTAACTTTATTTTCATTTGAAACTGGAGTTACAATTGTTCTTGGTCTAATAGAAGGATGATTTATTTCATTTCCATCATTATCCAATAGAAATTCCAACCAAATAAACTCAGTTGATTGTAGAGAGTAATATAAATATTGAGCACCTTCAGCTCTTATTTTTCTCCGCTGTCCAGTTGGTAACGGATTAATTTCTTTTTCAATTAAATTCATATTTCAAGTAATTTTGTAATTCTTTCATGTAAAGGTAAATCAGGAATATTTGTTACTGGTAATCCTGGCATAAACCATGCACCAGACTCTTCAAATCCTTCACAATTATATAAGTTCCAAATAATTGGTGTACCATTTCCTTTTTCAGAACCTCTGTAAAAACCTCTATGTTTTACATTAGCAGCATCCATAGAAATATCAGAATGGTTATAACTCAAATGTCCAATACCTCTACTGGTAATCATATCTCTTTCTCTATACTTTGTTGTAGGTGTTGTTCTAAATCCAGAATTAGCTCTATAAGTTAATGTTATAGGAGAGTCAGTAAATTCTCTCACTTCTCCTTTGTAATCAATTTCTATAGTACCAGTAGATACAGGTAAATCTTTATCAACTCTATATACAATAGCTCTAGCTCTATCTGGTTGTTGAATAGCTTGTGTGGTTCTACTATCAAACCAAGGCCACTGAATCCTGTCTTTTTCAATAACAGTATATTCAATATTGTTATGGATAAACTTGTCTCCAGCGTGCATTTCAAATTCATTTGAAAATACTCTTCTATTATCCATTACACCAAAGTTGCAAATACCTTTAGCTTGAGGTCTTACTCTGAATTGATTATTTGATACTACAGTATCTGATTTAAACCCATCTAGAAAGAATGTAAATCTATCTTGCAGTACAATATAAGAATCATTATCTCTCCAATTCCAATTATAACCTGATGTTAATTCATATACAGAACCATCAAATGTTAATATATCATTTTTAAGAGTTCCTATATGTTGAAAATCTACAGAACTAAGGTTGGCATCTTCTCTTGCATAAGCTTCTACGTTTCTTAATGTAATATAATTTATACCATCTTTCCAGGGATTTTTTGCGTCCATCAAACCTACACCATAATGTTTAAAATTAATTAAAGCAGTATGATTTTGATTAGGATGTCCATAAGTAAACCCAGTTCCCCAACCTCCGTTATTTCCTAAAACAGTTGTATCACAATTTTCTATCACTACATTAAAGTTAACAGAGTTTTGTGCAAGACTTTCAAAAATTCTAGGATTAAAATATTGTACAGTTCTTAACTGTTTTAGTTGACAGAAATTTACATTTTTTATAATTAGATTAGAATCATGCATCATCATAAATAATGATCCATCTTGAGGCCCGTGTAGTAATGGACTATAATTTTCATGTCCAAACAATAATATAGCTCTTTTAGGTCCTGAATGAATTTTAAGAGTTCTTCTTATCAAACTTCTTCTTTGAATCCTTGAAACTCTATAAATTTTTCCTTCTTCTAAATATATCTCTCTTGTAGAATTTCTATTTACCAATCTATAAAACTCATCTGTAAATTCTACAATTTCTGCTTTAGACCAATCAACTTCATTATTAGGAATAGAAGGTTCTGGTTCTACAATAATTGGAGGCTCTATTATAACAGGTGGTTCAATTACTTCAGGAAGTATTGGTTTAGGATTTACTATCGGAGGTTCTACAATAGTTGGAACTGTTGGTGTTATAATAACATCACTTCCTTTCCATTTAACTTTTAAATTAATGAATATCTTCATAATTGACCTTTTAGCTTTTCTGAGAAACATCCACATTAGGTAGTGTTATTTGTCCTATTACAACTTTTTCAATTTGTATTTGTGTATCTGGCACTACTGTACCATTCACTTTTACTTCTGCTGTAATCTCAATTGTTATGTTTTGTTCGTTCATAATTTTAATTGTTTAAATATAAATACTTAATAATTTCTTTTTCGATGTAGTTCATGATGTTAATCGCTGATTGGTGTGATTAGTTGTGTTATAGTTATGCCAATAGTCCTGTGTTCCTTAACGCCCTTACTATTTGTTGCAAGGTATATCCATCAAAGGTATCTGTACTTGTCAATGCTGTTCCTGCATTGCTAACCAATGTCGCAGCAGCCACACCAGTAGTAGGCTGAACAATTGGAGTAGCATTCCAGAATCCTAGTCTTTGGTTAGTTGCTGTTCCTATTCGTGTGCCTGTTGTGGTTCCTAAAATAATATTTGTAGTATCTCTTAAGGTCATATTACCAGCAGTAGTCAAGGTCATAACTTCTACTCCAGACGGATAAAATCCGATATTACCTCCAGAAGGAGTTATTATCTCAAGCCATCCAGAAGATACTCCAAAACCGTAAATATTTGATCCTACAGGGAACTCATATACAGCTAATTTAACACTAGATTGAGAACCCCTAATACTATTTGAAAAAGAGCTTAATAAAGAAAGTGTCATTTGCCCATTTGCAGATGAAATATTAGTCCTCCCAGTAACCTGTAAATTTAAATTGGTATTACCAGTACCAATAAGCACGGATGCTGATGAATTTATATTAATTGCTCTTACTGAATTTGTGAAAAAGGACATGCCTCCACCTGAAGGAGCTACAAATTCCATCAAACCGCTTGACATACCTATTCCATATTGATTACTAGACCCATCATCATAAAGTTTCCACTTTAAATTACCTGATCCGCCAGAAGTATTTGTTCCTACAGTAGCCCCAAAAGAAACAGATAAAGGTGTTGAGGATGCTGATGGTGTCCTTGATCCAAATAAATAACTAATAGTAGACTCTTCTGTGATTCCAGTATTACCAACGGTAGTTGCTGAGGTAGCTTTTATAATTCTATTAGTTGTAAGTCCAGACAAAGAAGTCGCCCCAATATCACTAGCCAACTCCGCAGCCGTCCTCTCACTCAATACCCCTGTGGCAGAAAGGACAGCAAATCTAGTCGCAGCACTTCCAAGGTTGTTTACTGTCCTGATTCGGGCAGTGCCGTTTACGTCGAGGGTGTTGGATCCTGAGGTTGTTCTAATCCATAGATCACCACCTAGATAATTATTAGCAGAACCATTTCCATATAGTCCCCACCCTGTATTGTTATCCCACTGTATACTTCTCCAATCAGCAGCTGAAGTAAGAACAGGTTGGAAATGTATTCCTCTTGTTATTCCACTTGCACCACCAGTTTGATTAATTACTCCTCTGTAATAAAAAGCTGAATATTGACCTGTTCCAGAAGTGGGTACGTATCCTATATTAGATTCAATTCCAAAAACATTACCTGATCTATGATTTCTAGAACCAAGTGCTCCATTTTGAAAGACGAAATCAGATTGAGTTCCAGTAGCCTGAGTACGAATATCAAATGAACCATTTAAAGTAGTTCTAATTGATGCAATTAATAAAGGTCCAAATGAAAAAATTGAATCTTTTCTAAATCTATAAAGAAGATTTCCATTTACACCTAAACTCATTAAAATTGATCCTGTATTACTAGTTGTGTCTGTTACATTTAACGAAATTGCAGTAGGTGTGCCTGTAGTATTCCAAGTTCCTGAAATAGAAAGAGCCGAATTACTACTTGAGCCAGTTACAGAGTAATTTTGAATACTCAATGCTTTAACTGTATTATCCCAAGTCAACCCACTATCACCACCAATCGTACCACTACCAGTCCCAAAAGCAACCTGACCAGAAGCTATTGTGCCAGAAACCCTAGCATTGATCTGCCCTTGAATCTCTCCAAAAGCTTGAATTAGCGTGTCGCTTGCAGATATCGGAGTGTTTGGCCCTACTGTATAACCTGTAAGTGGTGAGGTTAGGTTAAGCTTCCCATTAAAAGTATTCCAATCCGTATTACTTAACACACCTGTAGCACTTGCACTAGCCACACCTATACTTAATACCTGAGTAGTAGGGTCAATAGATAGTCCATTTGGTGTTGATGGATTAATAGATACAGGTAGGTGCGCTGAACCTGACCCTGCAAAGTTATCAGTCACCCACTTTTTAGTAACTAAAGAATGATCTGTCCAGTTTGCGGAGTAGTCATCATCGTATTCAAGACCTTTGAAGTTGATTTGGTCGGTTAGTTTTATAAGGTTTATTGTTTCATCAAAAGTTATATTTTGAACACCATTAAAAACACCTTTGCCTATAATTATAGTAGAACCTGATATTTTTCCATTGATTTCTAAAATTGCAAAATTTTCTATTGAGTTTGGAATGTCATTGAAAGTGTTTTCTATTTTAAACTCGCCTTCTTTTAAAGAAATATTTTGTCTTATTTCAATATCAGAGTCATAAAAATCAGAAAAAATCTTAATTCCATCCCCAAAAACATCAGTATCACTAAAGTCAATTACTCCAACCCCATCATTCCCCAACTGCACCCGATTAGACGAGTCAAGGGATAACCCTGCTCCTGCTAAATTAGAAAGCGATCTATTTTCAAATAAAGAAGTAGTTGCATTGTAGCCTAAAAAATCTCCTTCCTGTGGATCATTAATAAATACTCCTTCATCAATAAAAATACTACTTCCCTGTATCTTTTTGATAGCGATAGTACCGTTGGTTGCAGCGTGTACTACAAGCCCAAGAAATACTATATTGTTAGGGGCTGTAGGTTTTACATTAGTAATCCCCCCAACTACATCAGGATTAGCCCATAATTCATCTCCATCAGCAAACGTAGAAGTGTTTATGTTGCGTAACTTACCATAATAAATAGCATATCCATCTTCTCCGTTAGGAATATTTTCAGTAATAACGCCTACTACTTTATAACTGGGAACTGTACCATTAGCTGTAAATGGGGCTACAGTTAATCTGCCAGAAGAACCTAAACTTCCTGTAAAGTACACTACAGTACCTTTATTAATTGTTACACCTGTATTATTACGTACAAATCTAACAACATCTTGACCGAGTTTTAAAGAAGTATTATCTGTTAAACCAACATCAATAGTAGCATTATCTGCATCCCACCATAATTTACCAATTTCAGAAACTTGAGTATTAACTGCATTAAGTTTTAAATACTCTCCAATGAGACCATATCCTCCTAAATCTACATTAGCTGTAGCTCCAATGTAAGGAATATAAAGAGAAAAATCTATATTTGATATTTCGTTATCAACATAGAACTTTGTCACAAGTGATCTATTTGTGAAGTTTGGCTCATAATCTCCAAAATACTCAATCCCTTTACTATTAATATCATCTCTTAATATGATTCTATAATTTTCTCCAAAATCATCCGTTAAGAATCTTAAAGACTGTATCTTTTCAGAAGTATCAAATATGGTTCTTGATATTTCAATTCTAGAATCGTCAAAATCATCTGTTCCAGAGTTTCCTGTTATTACAACAACAGATCGAACACTTGAAGTTAAATCTCTAGTCCTAGTGAAGAGTTCAAACTTATTGTGATCGGTCATAGAAAAATCAACTTCTTGTCTTATGTCATCTTCATTTTTTGTGAAAAAGGCATAAAAATCATTTCTAAACTCTAAAGAATTACTCTCATTTGTATCTAAATATTTTAATAAAAATTTGTTACTAAAAACATCTGTATCACTTATATCTAGTACTCCAGCTCCGTCATTACCAAATTGGATATTGTTGTCTAAGTCTAAAGATAAACCTGCTCCTATACCGTACCTATCCAGTAAGGTTAAAAATGGATTGCTTTCAGATGGACTATTTGCACCAAATAAAGCATCATTAATATCTTGACCAAGATCAATATTGTAATTGTCATCTTCAATTAATAGAAGGTCTTGTGGTTCTAATGCTATACCACCTAATCCATAAATTCCAGAAGGCTTATTTACAAATTCAAATATTTTCATATTGGGTATGCATTAGATTCATCATTATCATAAAAACATCTTGCACCAGTTGTTAACTCAGACCATGCTGTATTATCAGTTACTTCTGGAATATCGTCACCATTTCTATATTTAGTTTCAGCTAAGTTGTCAGCTAACCACTCTTGAGTTCCTATACAAATTGTTCTATAGACTTTTCCATCATTACCTATATAGATTCCTTCTTGACCATGAGAAAGAGTTGTGGATTCTTTTATTAGCCTTATTGCGCAACCAATTTCTTTAATATTTATAGTTGGAATTTCCTCAATAGAAGTATTTAAAAAGAAAGAGTTTGAGTAAAACTCACTAATAAATCCCCAAGTCATTCCTTCTTCAATATATTCTTCTTTATTCCATAATCTACAAAGTCCATTTTTTGCAGAAAATGAACCATCAGTACCTCTCGTTCCAGAACCTCTTCCATTAAACTTTGAATTATTATTTCCTATTATAGTTTCATCCCAGTAATCTAAATCTTTAAGAGATTCGGCAGAAGTATTTAAAAAAGCTGTTGCATCTGAATCATAATATAAAGCTAATGTTTCATAATCATCTTTTCCAGCAACATTCCACCCATTATTTGCAATATTTCTTTCATCTGTAGCTGCATACCAATTATATAACATACCTAAAAATATTGTATCAAAAGTTTCAACATTTGGATCAATCCCAAGAATAATATTTAATTTAGAATATTGTTTTGAATAATCTATTGTAATATTTGTATTTATGTATTCACAAATCTGTTCTTCTATAGTACCAGTACCAGAAAGAAGGTCTGGATTTATGTATATTACTTTAACTTCGTTATTTGTATTAGATAACCCAGAACCTCCAATAGGATTATAATCTGTTAAATCTCCATTAGTAGTTCCTAAATAATTATAATATGTTTCATTCTCATGAACATAATATATATAACCCTCAAATTGGTTTTCTTGATCGTTTAGTAATTCATTAATAGTATCATATATAATATGAACTGGTTTTGTAGGTTCATTTGAATATGAATCCCATGTTACCCCAGTCCAAATCCAAGATAAATTATTTTGAGTATATATTTGTCCTATTATAGGTGATGAAGGAAAATCAATAACTACCATAAAAACAACAATTTTATATAAATACTTTTAAATTAAATATTCACCCAAGAAAAATTACCCGAACTATCGTGTGTAAAATATTGAGGAACCGAAGAATTATAACCACTTTGATATTTTAACCAAGCAGGAGTAATGTAACTAAAATCTGTTTTATTTGCTGAGTAGTCGTCTGCTTCTTCGAGACCCTTGTAATTTATCCTATCAATAATTTTAACAAAACCATCTAAACTACTATCTTCAAATGAAATACCTTGAACAAAGCCACCAATATTTCTAGTTAAATCTATTATAGATTGTCCACCTGAATCAGAAGTCATCAAGAACATCAACTCATTCGCCGAATCTGATCTGCTTATTACAATTCTCTGTTCTAAAAAACTTCCAAAGCTTGAAGACTGTATTGATAGCAGTATCGTACCGAAAGTATTTTGTGAATTAAAAGAAACTAGGTTGTTATTACCTTCTATGTTGAGTCCTGAATAACTACCACCTGTATCAAAAGCTGAAAAGTCTGAAAATATACCAAATTTTGAAGATGAACCATATTCAACTAAGTCAATATAGTTCAAATTTCCATAACTTGATAATGCATCAACCAATCTTCCGAGTTGAATATTGTTAGCACCATTTATTGAAAGTCCTGCACCAACAGATAAACTTCCTCCACCTGAAAAATTATCTGTGACCCACTTTTTAGTTACTAATGAATGATCTGTCCAGTTTGCGGAGTAGTCGGAGGCGTATTCGATGCCTTTGGAGTTTATTTGGTCAATTAGTATAATTTTGTTTTGAAAAGAACTTTCATTAAAAAATTCTAAGCTTTGATTATTCCCGTTTATTGTTCTGGAAATTGAAAATGAATTTTCACCACCATTAACTTGAGAAACTTGAGATGCTATAAGTCGGACACTTCCAGTATTTTCTCCGTCATTGTATCTTATTCCAAAATCTATCTGGTCACTAAATAATTTAAAATTCGATAACAATTCTGAGTCTTGATGTTTTATTTCAAACCCATCCCCAAAAACATCAGTATCACTAATATCAATCACCCCTGCACCATCATTTCCAAGCTGAATCCTGCCAACATCATCAATTGATAGACCTGCTCCAAGAGTTACAGTACCACTATTTGTTGAATTATTACTACCTTTTATTGATTGTTCAACCCAATATGTATCATAATAAGCATATTTTTTCCAATTTACAGAATTGATCCATTCATCCCCCTCTAAAGGGTCTGATGGTGGGACTATTGATATAACTGTTGATGGTGGTCTTGTTATAATAGTTTGACTATTATCATCAGTAACAAGCATTCTGTTAAATCTTAGTTCTGTTTGTTGTGGCATTTGATTGCCTTCATTATCAACTATAATATGGCCACTTATTAAATCGCTATCACCAATTATATTATAATCATCAATATCATTATTATTAGTTCCTAAATAAACATAATATATATTATTTTCATGATCATAATATATAAAACCTTGTAATTGTTCTGCTTGGTCTGATATCATATCATTAATACTTAGATATGATTTATGTACTGGTGGTATTAATAATCTTTTATATTCAGTATCAGAAAAATCACCGTAAAAATAATAATAATCTAAATCACTATTTTTTAAATCAAAAATGTTTTTATATATAGCAAAAATTAACCCTGCATACCTATATGATCTAGGTATTTTATCAATAACATCATTTATACTTAAAAATGGGCCAAACCTTTTATCTATAGGTTTACCTGCAAGTATATCAAAATTATCGTTTTGGATATTAGCCATTATTTTTTTATATAAATACCGTTAGTTTTAAGTTTCTAATTCATTGATTATTGAACAGAATAAATTATATCTTACATGATCACCAAAAACTTAAATTTCCACAAACAGTGCGGTATAAATACATTGAAATTCAAGAAATTAAAATAATAAATTTTAATTATTATATTTTATTAAAATTTTATCTAACTGTTATATAATAAAAATAATAAATTTAATTATTCATTTTTCATTATCATTTGATAAGTGTTTGTTCTATAGTTAGATATATATAATTTATAATTATTCCTATTAAAAGTTACAATTTCTGGGTCTGGGAATAAATTACCATTTATATTTTTTATACCACCTATATTACCTTTATTAAAAGTATTAATAAACCATTTTGTTTTTGATGTTGATAATACTGGTATTGCAAACCATATAAAATCATTTGTACCTGAGTTAAATTCTATTGTAATATTATTATTTGGGTTTTGGTTACTAACCTCAACACCATTTGATATATTTATTTCTGTTGATGTTGGTATGTCAACTATACCCCCTATAACTTGATAGGTTCCATAGTACCATAATGGAATATTCATATCTTGTGGTTTTAAATTTATTTCAAGCATATCTGCTGTTAATTCACATGTAATTTCAGGTGATGCCGATGGTGTTAGTCCTGGGGTAACAGTGTTTGTTGGGGTTACCGATGGTGTTAAACTATTTGTTGGGGTTACCGATGGTGTTAAACTATTTGTTGGGGTTACCGATGGTGCAGGAGTATTACTTGGGGTAACACTTATTGTTGGAGTTGGTGTTGGTGTAATTGTATTTGTTGGTGTATTTGTTGGTGTTAAACCTGGAGTAACAGTATTAGTAGGTGTTACTGAAGGGGTTACAGTATTTGTAGGTGTAACAGTTGGAGTTGGTGTTGGTGTACCTGTGTTTGTGGGTGTAACAGTTGGTGTTGGTGTTGGAATAAAACTTGAACTAGGAGTAACACTATTTGTTGGGGTTGGTGTTGGTGAATTTGTATTGCTTGGTGTAACTGTATTTGTTGGAGTTCTAGTTGGTGTTACTGTTGGTGTTCTAGTTGGTGTAACTGTTGGTGTAACTGTTCTTGTCGGTGTAACTGAGTTAGTCGGTGTTATAGTTGGTGTTCTAGTTGGTGTAGGTGTAACGGTATTAGTTGGTGTTACTGTTGGTGTTCTAGTTGGTGTAGGTGTAACGGTATTAGTTGGTGTTACTGTTGGAGTTGGAGTTGGTGTACCTGTTATAGATGGAGTTGGTGTAGGTGAAAATATCGGTGTAGGTGTTGGTGAAGGTAATGGCCCACACAAACTTTCAGTAAAAATTGCAAATGATTCTGGTAATGTATAATTTCTATTTGATTTAAATGAAAGTCCTGCAATTAATTCCTGATCTTCAATAATAATTAATTTATGATTGTAGAATAATTTACCTATATAATTATTATGTTCATCAAACAATTCTTTATAATTTATATTAAAATTTTCTAAAGATTTTATAACATTTTTATTTCTAATTTTTATTCCAATTTTATTATCTTCATTTTTATGCCATAAAAGTGTTGGTATATTTAATTCAATATCACCAAAAAATTCACCATCACCATTATCTGGTAGTGAATTTGTATAATGAATCATGCCTATTTTTGATATATTATTATAATTTAAATAATTTAATATCTGTTTATATTGATAATTATAAAAATTTTCATCATTTAATGTACCGATAAGTTTTTCTGAGTTTAATACAGTAAAATTCAATATAGGAAACTGTTGGTTATTTAAATATGAGTTTTCAATAATATTGTCATCAGTAAAATTCCAATAATCACTAAAATACTCAGTACCATAATAACTTAATATTGAATTAAGTTTTGGAAATATCGCCCCATATATAAAACCAGACCCGCCTGAAAAATTTGGTACATTTCTATCTAAAACAACTGTTAAATTATTTGATGCTAATGATCCAATTAAATTAACAATTTTATACCATAAATATACATTTGCAGTATCAATAACACCACCAGTAAAAACATTATTAATGTTTTGATTTGGTGAATATCCAATTAAAAGATAATCACCAACTTCGGGTTCGTTTAAAATAGTTCCGTATTCCTCAGATTGATTTATTCTAATAGTATTTTTACCAAAAAAATTAAATTGAGCTAAATTTATTTTAATATGTGGCTGTTTTACATAATCTTCATCATATTTTAATGTTGTAATATCACCACTAAAATTAAAAAAACCTTTATCAATATTATTTTTTATTTCAATTTTATTTGATACGATTTGATTTAACGGATATAAATATTCAGTATCATTATATATTTTTTTTAATTTATATTTTATATCATTATAATCTTTATTAGCATTTAATACAATATTTTTTGTTCCATCATATCCAAATTCATTTATAAAATCATAATTAACTTCACTATCACCAATTGAGTATTTAGTTATATTAAAATTACCCTCAGCTAATTTTCTTCTACCTTCGGCTGTTAATGAAAAATTTACTATGATATTACTATTTTTGGGAATAAAACTGCTCATTTTATATTGTACATTCGTTATCTGATTGACATGTATTATTATCTGTCACAATTGTAATTTGTTCACTAGCAGGAAAGAACTTTGTTCCAAATTGACCATATGAAAACATCGGAAATGCTGTTGAACATAATGCTATTTTTATTGTATCAGTTTCTGTTATTGAAGGATATGAGGTATAATTCTGATTCAATATTAATCCAGTATTAGCATCAACCTTTTCAATATACAAATCTTCAAAATCCTTTTGTAATGATGCAAAAGGTATTTCAATCTGATAACATAAACCATATACAACTTCAGGTTCAGTTGGTGACGGTGTTGGTTCAGGTGTTACTGGTATTATTAGTGTTGATGTTGGTCTTGGTACTCTTGTTACTATTGGTGTTACATCTGGTAACACTCTATTTGAACATACACTACATCCTGCACTATCAACAACTTTAATAGAAAAATTTTTATTTAAATTTATTGTTGGTACCAAAAAGGTTTCATAATTATCGTCAGACACCTTTTCTAACCCCCCATTAATTACATAATCACCCTCACAATTTATATTATTATATAAATAAAATTCAACATCACCTGATGTTGATGTTATTGTTCTTATATATATTTCTTTTACGTTTGATTCCATTTTTTATAAATAGTTTAATTTAGTTAAATTTAATGTACATTTTTTTAGTTTAAATTTTCATTATAATGGAAATGTATTAGATTCGTTATTATCATAAAAATATCTTGCGCCTTGTAGTAATGAATTTATTCTATCTCCATCTTCAATCAATAACAAATCTTGTGATACTAAAGGAATACTATTTAATCCATATTGAACTGAAGGTTTATTTATAAATTTGTATATTTTCATTATTATAAATTTATTGCATTATTAATATTATTGTCGTAATAACACATTGCTGAATAACCAGGTGGTGACTGGAAATCCCAATTACCAGCATTATCCCATTCAGTATTATCTTCTATAATTGGTATATTGTCCCCATTTCTAAATTTTGTTTCACACAAATTTTGAGTTAACCATTCTTGATTACCATTAGTAGTTGATATACAAATTGTTTTATAAATTTTACCATCATTACCAACGTATACACCCACTTGACCTGGAGACAATGAAGTACTATTCTTTACAAGTCTTATACTACCACCATATCCATAACTGGCTGTTGAGCTTATTAATGTTTCTAAAGTATTTCCAGTTATAGAAACAACTTCAAGCTGACTTTTAATTCTACCGTGAAAAACCTCACCTAAACCAGAAAAAGACCCATTATCATTTCTAATTCCACCAGGTCTTATTTTTAATCCTCTTGAGTTATCATGTGAAGAATCTAGATTACTCCATATATCTGTTGTAATATCTTTTATATTTGTTGTGTTACCTCTTTGACCTATACTATTTCCTAAAACAGGTACATTAAATAATTTAGACCAGCCATTATCAGGATTTATACCTCTTGTGGGAACAACCCAATCACTACTACTAGTTATTTGTCTAGGGTCTTCTGTAACATACCCATTATATAAAGCACCATAAAGTATTTCAGTAATTTCATTTTGGATTATAGTAACACTATTATTAGATTGTAAATACATAATATCACCATCTGGGTATCCTCCGTTATTAACCATAAGTAAAGGATGTATAGTTAAGGAAATATTATTTCCATTTATAAATTCAAAAACTCTATCATATTCAGTAGTGTCACCCATAACAATACAATTTGGTAAATAAATAGATATTAAAGAACTGCAATTAAGTAAACATCTATTTCCCATTGTTAATAGTGATGGTAATTCTAAAGTTGACAATGAGAAACAACTATTAAAAAAATTAGAACCAGCGTTTTCTAATAATGGAAGATTTACTTCACTTAATGATACACATGCAGAGAAGCAAGAATCTCCAGCAGAAATTAAAGATGGGAGATTTATGCTTACTAAAGATGTACAAAAAGTAAAAGCATGTGATCCAGCTTGTATCAAAGATGGTAGTTCAACAGAAATTAATGATTCGCAATTGTTAAAAGAATATTCACCAATAGTTTCTAAGAGTGGTAGTTCTAAATTAGTTAAAAGTAAACACCAAGCAAAACAACTATCACCAGCTGTTATAAGTTGTGGCAAACTAAGGGTTACTAACGAATTACAATTAGCAAAAGCACTATTTCCAGTATTAGTTAACGATGGTAGATTAATAGTAGTTAAAGATGAACAATTAGCAAGAAATGCGTCATTTCCATTTATTAATAATGGTAAGCTTATCTCTGTTAAACTTTCACAAAATTGGAAAGAGTATATACCTACATCTGTAACGTTCGGAAGATTTATTTGTAATAGTGATGAACATAGAATGAATGAAAAATCATCAATAAAAGTGACAGCAGGAAAACTAACGTAAATTAAATTAGGGCAACCTAAATTTATTATTTTACCAAATGATCCATAACCTACACTAACAACACAATTTATTAAGTCATTAACACTTAACAAGAGAGTACCTAATCCATCGGATTGATCAAATATAATGTTTTTAATATGAATGTTTGATCCACCAAATAGGTTAACTTCATTTCCAACTATATTAACTGAAGTAAATGGATTTCCGTTAATAGGAAGATCAAAATAATTATTCCAATTATTAACATCTGATACATTTCCAATAATATTTGTAACAGCATTAATATTTGAAAACAACATCTTGAATGATGCTACAGTTGGTGGTGGTGGTTGAATAATAAAAAAATTATCATCAAAATTACAAGGAAAATTTGATCTAGTAAAAATAACATCATTAAATATTGTTGATAATGTTGTACAAATATCTGGTACTTGAATATTATTTACTTTAAAACTAGCACATGATGCACATGATATATATAATTGTCTTTCTTGTGGAATATTACTTGATGTTAAATATATAGTAGTTTCATTAATACTATCACATGATCTATATTTTATTTCAACAGTGCTTAATGATAAATTTTCAATCTCTATTTGATAACAAAATTTACTAGGGTCAGCAGTTGGTGTTGGTGTCGGTAAATTATTATTCGATGAATTTGATGGTGTTGGTGTAGGTGTTGCTGATCGACTAATACTTGGTGTTGGTGTTTGTGTTCTTGTAGGTGATACTTGTGGTGTTTGTGTTCTTGTAGGTGTTACTGTTGGTGTTGGTGTTGGTAATACTACACAATTACCATCTACAGCACATGTCCCACCAAATTCAATTGAAACACCTATTGGTATTGCTATTATATTACCAAGTTCGCCATATTTAAATGATGGTTGTATTTCAGAACAACAATTAATAATTGTGTTATTATTTATATCAAATGTAATAGGTAATGATGTATATATTGATGATCTTATTGATTCATTTGGTAATTGAGTTATTACATATAATTCACCGTCAATTGTTGATGTTGAATTAACATCTATTGTTATTGTGTAACAAGTACCTGTAAATACATTTGGTGTGTTGCTTGGTGTTACTGTTGGTGTATTTGTTGGGGTTAATGTTGGTGTATTTGTTGGGGTTGGGGTTGGTGTAGGGGTTGCAGTTAAAGTACTTGATGGCGTAATACTATTTGTAGGTGTTACTGTTGGTGTTCTTGTTGGTGTAATACTAACATCAGGTGTTCTTGTTGGTGTTCTTGTTGGGGTAATTGTTGGGGTGTTAGTTGGGGTAATTGTTGGGGTTGGGGTTGGTGTAATTGTATTTGTTGGTGTTATGGTAGGTGTTACAGTATTTGTCGGTGTTACAGTATTTGTCGGTGTTACAGTATTTGTCGGTGTTACTGATGGTGTAACGCTATTTGTTGGTGTAACTGATATAGTTGGGGTTGAGGTTGGTGTTACAGATGTTGTTGGTGTTGGTGTTAACCCTACTGTTACACTTGGTGTTGGTGTTGGTGTACCAGTTGGTGTTCTTGTTGGTGTAGGTGGTAAAGATGTTGGTTCAGGAACAACACCACAAATACAGGTTTCACATCCAAATTGATCTTCGACTTTAATTGAAAAGGTATCTGGAATATATACATTAGGAATAATAGTATATATATTATCACCGTTAATACAATTTAATGTTCCTGACTGTATAATTTCACCGCAACAAGCATTATTATCATATATTTCATATGATATTGGGCCAGAATTAGCACCATCAACTTGAATTTTTATGTTTTCTAAATTAGATTCCATTAAATTATTATATTATCAATTTGGCATGTATTACCACCAGAAACATTTGTACCAATTTGACTAACAGTATTGGAAACATATATCCACTCAGAGCCATTAGAATAATAACCAGATACTGCTGAGTTTGGTTTCATTGTAAAACAGTTTATCCATGCAGTTGTAATTTGTTGTGTGTCAATTTGATTACCAACAACAGCATTTTCATTTATATATAATTTTACACTATTACCTAATGAAATATCTGTTGGTGCTAATTGACATGCTTGATTCGATGAAACATACGGGCCAGCCCAAATAGTATCAACTAAACCGACAGGACATACACGTTCAACAATTGGTGGTCTAGGTGTTGGTGTTGGTGCTATTGGTGTTGTCGGAGTTATTTCAGGTTCAAATTCAACAATAACAGGTATATTCATTGTAATATCAATATTTGTTAATAATATATCACATTCATTTTCAATTCTAAATGATCTTTCTTGTAAACAACCAATAGAATCTTTAACATAAATTGTATATAAATTATCAATATTAGCTGCTAAATTAGTAAATATGTTATTATTATCAAAATTAATACCATCAATAGAATATAAATATAAACCATTTCCACCAGAAACTATTACCTCAACAGAACCTTTAATGTTACCTCTAGCATTTGTAATATTAATTGCATCAATATTAAAAGTTTCACAGGTAAAAAATTCTGTACTACCAGTAAATACACTACCATCATTTATACCTCTTATATATCTATGTTTTTGCTTTATATATTGACCATTGCCAGATATAACTCCAAGACCTCTATATATAACAGTTGCTGGTATTAATTGTTGTATAAAATTAATAAAATATTTATCAAATTTTTTTACAAAATTTAATAAATTAATATATGTTAAATTATTATTTATATTTTTTAAATAATCAAAATAAATTTTTGACAATTTAGGATATATACCACCATTATTATCAGTTATTATTTTTCTATTTTTAACATCAATATATTCTCTTAAAATCTTATCAAGATATTTTCCGAATGATATATTTTGTGATTCAGTATCTAAATATATTTTATATATTTCAGCATTACTAGGATTTAAACCAACACTAATTTCTTTTGTATTTATTATTTCTCTACTATTATTTATATTATAATACGTATTTTCAGATTCTCTTTCAGTAGTAGTTTCAGTATATACCCAACTTTTTTTATTATCAGTTATTCTTTCAAATTTAAACCCATCATTTCTAAATCTATTCAAATATGTCTGTCCAAAATCAGTGTTTCCTGATAATTGAAAATAATAATTATTTGATTCAAATTTAACAACTGGATATCCATCATCATCAACAGTATTTTGATTATCAACTTCAGATTCATTAATAACTACATTAGATTGTGTTAAAAATGTTGATAAATTAATTGGTGCTTCAATTTGATATACATATTCATTTAAATTAATAAATTCATCTGGTATACCGATCATTCTAAAAAATGTATAAATGGAATTTCTAGTACCTTTTGATTTAAATAAATAAACTGTATTGTTAATTATTCTTCTCCATAATTCGATATTAATCTCTGCTGGTATTTTGCTTTCTGATACGTCTGATTGTGTATATTTAAAAAGATTTTCTAATAAAGAATTTTCATCTAATAAATCTCTATATTCCCATCCTAATACCTTTGCAAGATTTTTTACTAAAATATCAGGAACTGAATCTTTTTTATCATAACCAATTACATTTAATTTTGTTAAACCATCAATGTATTGTTTTATATTATCAAACGTTTCACCATAAATTCTTGTTAATATAGATATTTTACTATTTTCAGTTCTATCAAATTCTTTTAATGAACTTGGTGTATACATTCTATATATAACATCAGTTTTATATTCATCATATAATATTGCGATATTCATTATATCATCAATAAATTTTTTGAATACTAAACCAGTAACATCTATATTGTATCCATCACTAAAAGTCCATTCTACAAAAGTATCAACTGTAGTTATATTGTCAGATACGTACACAGGTTTTTTAAAATTTATTACATATTTATCATCTTTTTTATTTGATAAGAAATATTTTTCTAAATCAGTTAGATCATTAATAAATTCGTAATATTTTATTTCATTAGGTTTTATATGGAATTTTTTTGATACTGTTGTTGTATTAAACGGTTTACCCTCTACAACAAATGTTAAAAAGTTATCAGTATTAATATTTCCAATAAAATCAAATACTTTATATTCAATATTTTTATTATCATCTAATCTTATTGAATATGAATTTTTATTAACATTAAAATTTTTTGTGTTTTGTGTAAAATTTCCAGAATCAACAACTAATCTACCTTTATTACCAATTACTATTGTAGGTACTTGAAAGGTGGTTCTATTTGTATTAGCATCAAAAGTAATATTAACTGCCGTATTATATAAAACATCATTTATATTATTTTCAACATATAATGAAAATGGAAATTTATTTATTATATTAAAAACAGTATATTCAAATTTTTGGAACAGTGAACCAAAATTTGAATTTAAACTAATATCATTATAATTGGCATTTAAATTAAAAACATTTGATAGATTGTATAATTTTTCTGATATAGTTTTATTTATTTCAAGTTTCTCTAAGGTGTATTCTTTAGAAAAAAGATTTATTTTAAAACTGTAATCAATAATTTTTCTTCTGTCAACATTAGTTTCTATTCTATAATCACCTAATTTATATAATGTTGTTGAAGGTATGTTATCAAATTTTGTTTTTAGTGTTGTGTCGTCTGGTATTGTTCCAATAATTTTAACCTTTGCCAATTTATATGTTTGTTATATCATCAAAGTTCTTACTAGTATCAATTTCAACTCTTTCCTCTTTAACCTCTATACGATCACCATTTTCATTTTGAATCGCATATGTATCAAATTGTTTATATATTTCGTTGTTTTTACCGTAATATGTAATTTGTCCGTCTTTAATTGATTTTGTTTGATTACCAAATATACCAATCGCTAGAGTTTGTTCATCATGTTCAACAATTTCAATTTCAAATAAAATTGGTTTAAAAAAGGTATTTGATATTACAATCTGTTGATTTGGAGTACCAAAAAAAGGATCAATATTTGGTCTTACAGATGTTGGATTTGATGGTGTTATTGTTAAAAATAATAAATTACTATTATTTTCTGTAAATCTATATCTAGTTGCAGACTCATTAGGATTATTATTATTATTATTTTCAGGAATACACTTATTTGATGATGTTGCAACTCTAAAAACATTTCTAATTTTATTTAAACTATTATCAAAATATTCAATTCTATATCCAGCAAGATCATTACTATTAGTTTTATTTTGTAAATCTGGAAAATTTGTTACATCAATAATAATACCTTTAACATTTGGTTGTGAACTTAACACACCGCAATCAGAAATAATTGTTTTAATCTCTTTTGGTTTTAAATATACTGTATATATACCCACTTGACTAAAAATATCAGAACTAAGATTTAAATTATATAAACCTGTAACTAATTCCTCTTCAGAAGTAGATAACTCCGAAATAAATTGTGTAGCATCTAATTTAGTCACAACACTTGGTTGAACAGTTCTATCTGATGTATATGTGTAAAACATATCAATATCTTCAATATTAACATCAGATGGTCTAATATTTCCTACAACTCCTATTGCCATTTTGTTTTTTTATAAATACTACTTTAATAATTCTAAAAAACATTAAAATAACCAGAACCGTAAAATTCAAGATCATTTAATAATTTTATTGAATTTAATTTGTAATGATCAGGTATTATATCAATATTCTGTCTTTCAACTATTGTTCTGTTATTTATTTTCAAATCAACATATCCATAATATTTGTCATCAACAAATTTTATTTTTTCTGAAATATTATCAACCTTATTTGTTAATAAAGTAAAAGTTGTACCATTAATATCATCTTTGAATTGAATATTATCAATATTATAAAAAATTACTTCTGGTGTTGATTTATCTAAAACTATACCATTATTATTACCATTATATAAAATGTATTTTTTATCTAATTCAGTACTATTAGTATATTTTTTTAACTCTGAGAGTCTACTGTCGCATATTCCAGTAATTTTATATGAATTAACATTTATTTTACTATTTTCAGTTTCATTGTTGTAATAAAATCCGTTTATTTTATAATCATTCTCCAATAAAAACACTATATTGATATCTTGATCAGTTTTTTTTACCTTTCTTTTTAATATAATCATAAATCTGTTTTTCTTAATAATGTTATTTTTATGTCTCTTTCTGGAAACTTTATTTCAAACATACTATCAGGTTCAGAATATAATGTATTATTAATTAATTTTATTTCTCTTGTATTTTGATTACTATAAGGCATGCTTATTTCATTAATTGAGTAATCATTACCAACTTTATTAAAGAATTTATAATCAACAACGTTTATTACACCAGTAATAGTATTAATTTCTTTTATTAAATCACCAATATACACATCTTCATTCATATCACCATTTAGTATTGAAAAATAATTACTAACAATATTGACAACAGAATTTACTATCTCATTATCAGACAAAAATTGAACATACAACTTTAAATCAATAGCAAGGTTTATTATTTTACCATCTCTAACTTCAACATAATCATTAATCATTCGATATTCCTTCAAATATTCAGAAATATTATTTTTTAATAAGGTTGTACTTGTATTTTCAAGTTTACTATTATTATTTATACCAAGTATAGATACAACAACTTTATTATTTTCTTTTAATACATTTGTTCTAAATGGTCTTCCAAATTTAGATGGCATTGTTAAAACCTTAAGCTTATAATCATTTAAAGTTACACATCTATTTTGCGCAGCATTATGATATTTTATAATATTCTTCAATGATTCAACAGACATCATATCTGTACCACCTATAGCAGGGAATTTATTATTTACTGTTAATGAATTTATTACACTTTGTCTTACTGTTGGATTATTAGCATTTAAGAAGCTAAATGATTGATTATTTATTGTTGTAATTGTATTTGGGCCAACATTAGATTGTGAACCACCACCAACTCTATATTTAACAAATATTGTTGAGTTTGGTGTTATTCTTTCACCTGTACTATTATTATTTAAGAAAATATTTAAAAAATCATTATCTGAAATACCATTTTCAGATAAAATTTGATCGTAAATATCAATATCATTACTTCCACCACCAAATGTTAAAACACATGAATTATTTTCTGTGAATTCATAAATAAATTTCTTTGTTACTTTTTTATAGTGTCCAGAAAATAAACCATTATTAGACTGTGAACTTGATTCTACAAATATTTTATCCTGTGCAAGAAATTCAACATTATAAAATCTATAATCATCATTATAAAATAAATCGTTTGTTGGTTCAACAGTTGAGTTAATACCTTGTAATACAATAACACTTTCAATTTCAAGAACATCGTTATCAGGTAATACTAATTTAAAAAATGATTTTGCTCTATTTTCTGTAACAAAATCTTTATATACTTTTGTTAAACCATTATAAACAACCTCGCTTTTTGTTACCTGATATGATGTTATATTATTATTTTGATCATATATTGGAATAACCTTTCTGTTATAATTACCAAATTGTGATATAGTTGTTGAAAAATCAACATCTTTTTTTAATTCAAATACTCTGTTATTACCTATAACCTGTGTACCTGCTTTTAAAACTGGTAAATATGCAGGGTCTGGATCATCACCTAAAGTCGGTACTGTTATAGTAAAATCAACCACACTTACAGATGGTGATCTTTGATTAATTACAAGACCGTAATTTTTTGCTATATTAAGTAATGATCTTCTTAATTGTGCGTATTCTAACTGAGTTTCTTGAAATTGTTTATCAATATTGAAATGTAAATTATCAGCAACAGCAGCATTAATATCAATCAACATACTACCAACACTACTATCACTAAAATCATTTATTACACTTGGATATTTAGTTCTTATGTATGATATTATTGAGTTTTTTATGCTATTAAAATCTCTTCTTCCGTATTCAATTTTTTCCATTATATTCCAATATTTATGTTTATAGTATCAGTTTCAGTAAAAGTATTTTGATTATATGTGAAATTTATGGTTAAACTTAACACCTTTTCATCAACATCTCTATTAATAATTAAATCATTTATGTTTACCTCTGGTATATAAATAGAGGTTCTTTTTTTTATTTCTTCAATAACTTCATTTTCAAGTTTTTCATCTCTTTGATCGAATAAATATTTATATAAATTTAGTCCATAATCAGGCATGTAATATCTTTCACCTATATTAGTAAAAAACAATAATAATAAGTTCGCTTTAATAGCATCTTTTGTTATTAAAGTTCTTTCAAGAAAAAAATTATTTACAGGATCATCCTCTATTGGAAAGTTAATGTTTAAGCCTTTAATCATATCATATTTTTATATAAATACATTTAACGAACTATTTATAATAAAAAAAATGCATAACTGTGGATGTGGTAAAACAAAACCAAAACCGAAAATTAAACCAAAACCAATTCAAAAACCAAAAAGGTTATGATATTACTAATTAATTTAATTATTACCATTATTTTATCCATTTTAATAGGTTGCTTAGTGGTTTTTATTGATTTTTGTTTTAATGAGGGAAATATTTTTGAGAAATATTATATCAAAATTTTAAAATTAGAAAAAACACACCCATATATTTTTAAGATGTTAGGTGGGTGCATTTTTTGCTTTGGAACATGGATTTATATTATTTTATTTACATTAATATGTATTTTATTTAATATGAATTTTATTTTTATAGTGCTTGGTTTAGGGCTAAACTATGTTACAATAAATTTTCTTCTAAAATATCTTTTTTAGTTTTCATAAAAATATTTTTATATGGCTTCATTGCTTTTCTAATTTCTTTTAAATCCATTCTAGTATATTCTTTTAATAAAAAAAATATTTTTGTGTTATTAAAATTATTTGTGATAACTTTATCATAATTACCAAATTCAGTATTTTCTCTAAATAATAATTCCCAATTTGAAAATATTGCATGAATACCTTTTCCAACAATAATTTCATTATCAGTTAATTTATTATTAGATTTTAACACATTTTCAATTTGTTCTGTAAGTCTAATAAACAATTTATAACTAATATCGTTATCTTCATCATCAAAATAATTCACTTCGTATGAAAACTTAATATTTTCATCAAAATTAAGTTCCTCACTTTCAAGATCAGTTTTATTAACAATTTCTTTTCTTGAATTTATAGAATGATCTTTAAAATAATTTCTAACAATTGTTCCGCAATAACTATATGCTGATGCGTAGAAAGCCCTATATTCTAAAATTTTACTACCTTCTAAATTAAGTTCATTTAATTTATTTAACATTTCATCTTCATATAAATATCTATACGTTTTGTGTGATATCCATTTATTAGTTTCATCATCAATATACTTATATTGAATAATAAACGGTCTATATTTAATCATTGTTTCAACTAATCTCGATAACCCGTCAGCCTCAACATCTTTTATATTATAATTACCAATATGATTATTATATCTTCTTAGGATAGAAGAAACCATTTTTAAAAATGGCTTCTTCAATATTTTATTGTAAATAAAATGTTTTTTTTCTGATGAATTTGTTATAATATATTCTATTACCGCCTGTTCCTCTTTTTCTCCAAAATATTTATTTGTTTCTTTTTTCATGTACTATCTATTATCATATTATTTTGCTTTAATTTTATAAGATATATTCATTCTTAGCTAACCTATACTGTTCCTGTATAGTATTTTTATCATATTTAGCAGCATACGTTTTTGTTGCAGAACCATCTCTATCAATTCTATGTAAATATCCAATTTTTGGTACAACAAATACCTTTTTATTATTAAATGTTACTCTTAATAGAAATTCATATACACATGTAACATCAAGTTTATTTTTTAACATACCAACAGAAACAAAATCCTCTGTATTAATTAAACCACCTGAGATATAGAAATATGAAAAATCTTGAAGTTGTTTATTTGTAATATATCCAAAATTATCATCCTCAATAAAAGTTTTTGACCAAGGGAATTCATTTGTAATTTTTACTAATCCTTGCCCATCTTTTAATTCAACAATTAATGGTAGATATATTGATGCTTCATATTTTTCCATGAATATTTTAAAATTATCAAAATATGCCTCAGATAATTCATCATCAAATTCTAAAACAGTAAAATATTTTGTGCTAACCTTAGTCACACCAAAATTAATTTGACTAGCAAAATCAAATTTACCTGTATTATTAACTAATACATTAACGTATGACTGTTCAAATATAACATTATCTAATGTATCTGGCACGATAACCATTACTTGAGGTGTATTTTCTTGTTGTGCTCTTTTTACTGATAATATTGCTTTATTTAAATATTCTAATATATTTTCATTAATATCAATCACTGGTATTAATATAGTTGTATCTCTCATTTTATTTATTATTTTTTAATGTTTCTAAATAATTTTCAAACTCTTGAATTCTTTTTTCAACTAAATCATTATAAATATATGTTAGTTGTGTTTCAGAGTTTTCATCAGTATATTGTTCTACAGTTTTATCCATTTCTTCAAACATTTTATTATCTGTAGTGTTTTCTAAATATTGAGACAATATATGTGCAACAATTGGTGCTAAATCAAGTTTATTATTTGACCAGTAACCATTTTGTTCATTTATATAATCATGTTCAATAGAAGGATATTGACCAATAACAATAGTATTTGCTTTCATTGCCTCTAAAGGAATTGTTGAAGCTGTTGAAATATTATCAATCCATAATAAAGCAAATGAATTCTTTAATTTCTTTGCAAAAGATTCTTTATCTAAATTTGATAAATCTTGAAAAGTTAAAAATCTGTAATAAGGAAATTGTAAATAAAATTGTTTTGCAAATCTGTTAATATCATTTGAGTTTCTTGCAACAAATGAAAGTATTGGTAATTTAACCTCACCATTATACTTAAAATAATTAGGAATTCCAATATTATAATTATATACATTATATCCCGACCCAAAAATATTTTTAAACGTTTCAGATGAACCTTTTGATGGTGTTATTACATCAAAAATACCCCAATTGTAATAATCAACACCAGGTAATAAAGCATGTAACGCATAATCTAATGATTGAAACAATAATATTTTATGACATTGTAATACTCTAATTTTTTCCATAATGTTTGTAAAAATTTCTGGTATTACAATTACATCTTCTGGTGAAACTTTAATTTCAGATGTTATTTGTTTATGTGGCACAGATAATAATTCCTTATCTGTAATCCATTCAGGTTTTGTATAACCAATTTCTTCAGTTAATATTGTAACATCAAAACCTTGTTTTTTTATAATATTAGCATGCCTGTATATTTCATAAACAGATGATGATGGTGTTGGAATATCTGGCATTATAAAATAATACCTAAACTTTCTTTCTTTTAAATTTGATATTGTTTTTTCTAGTTTAACTATATTATCTTCCATTTTATTTTAATTTTATTTCATTAATTCTTGATATATTCTCACCTACAATAAAAAGGTTTTCTTTATCAAAATATTGTTTATAATTTTTATCTGCTGTAATATATATATCACACCTATCTTTTACCTGTTCATAAGTGTCATATAACTCAATACTTGAAACATATAATCTTAAATTATGTAAAAAAAGTAGTGTTGGTGAAAATGTTAAAATATTATCTTTATAAATTATTCTAAAATCATAATTTTCATAATTTTCAGATATTAATAAATTAATATCATTAGCAACATTCATATACGTTTTTTCACAAAACGCATATATTTCAACTAAATAATCTTCATATAAAAATTTAAATATTTTATCTTCTTTTGTTTCAAGTTTTTCTTCAACAGTTATTTTATTCCTTGATGCATAATATACATCTATAGGATTATCAATATACTCTGTTTTTATAATTTCATCTTTATAATCAAGAATATCTTCAATACTCATATCTTTATATTTTGTATAGTCAATATTTTCATAATCTTTATTATTATCTTTATTATAAAGATATATAATTCTGTTTTTTGTTGCTCTTAATACTTCATCAATATCAATACCTACTACCTTTTTTTTCATATTATCTCATCAATTAAACCTAATTCAAGTGCTTCACTAGGTGTTATATACATATCTCTTTGTAATGTATTTTCCCACCATTTAGAATCCTTGTTTGAATTTTCTTCAAGAATTTTATACATTCTTTCTTGAATATAACCTAAATGTTTTGTTGTGTTCATTATATTTTTATATGATCCATCATTAAATGTCTGTAAATCATGTATCATCATAATTGAATTCTTTGATAATTTTCTATTTTTACCTACTGCTAAAATAATAGCACCTGCCGACATTACTTGACCATAACATACTGTGTTTATTTGGACAGGATATGAAATTATCAAATCAACAATACCCATCATAGCATACGCATCACCGCCAAATGTATTAATAACAATTGTAATAGGTAATTTTTTATCTTCACATAATAATTGAATTGTATCTAGTTTAGATAAAACATGTGACACAGAAAACTCTGATATACCACCAGACATATAAAATGTTTTTGATTCAATGTTTAGCCAAAAACTATTTATTTCATTAACAAGAGTATTTCTATAATTCCAATAACCTTCATCAGTAGCAAAATTCATATGATCATCACCATTTTCAATTTCACTATATTTTTCAGGGAATTTTTCGTCAAATTTTAAATTAAATTGTACTGGACATTCAAACAATTCTTCCGCACTTTCGGTCAACTTATTTAATTTTTTTGACATTGTTGGTTTTTTTAATTTCTCATTAATATAATTTAAATGATCATCAACTAGTTTTTGATATTCATTCATAATACAATTCTTTTATTATTTTTAATTTCATTAATTGATGATTCATACTCATCAAATTTTTGTTCAATAACTTTAATAAGTGGATTTCTAACAATATCTTCATTATTAAATTCCATTACTCCTATTTTATTACTTGAGTTATTAAATAAATCTAGCGCAATTCTTAAAGATGATTTACTTTTATTTTTTATATCAATTTGTTTAATATCACCTAAAGCAATAAACTTAGAATTCTCACCAATTCTAGTCATTAAAGTTCTTAATGTGTCAATTGTTAGATTTTGTGTTTCATCGATAATAATTATAGCATTATCAATTGATAAACCTCTTATGTATGCTAATGGTAAATTTTTAATAATATTATTTTCAATTAGCTTAATAATTACAGATTCATTAATAAGTTTATTTACATTCATCATAAAAGACCACATTACAGGTTCAAGTTTTTCCTCTAATGATCCTTTAATATAACCAACCTCTTCATCAGGAATCGGTTTAACAGACTTTGCTAAATAAATTTTTGTGTAAGGTGTATTAGGGTCTACAAGCAGATCAATTGCAGTTGCTAAACCAATAAAAGTTTTACCTGTTCCCGCAGCACCAGCAATAAAAGAAACCTCTTTATTTTTTATTAATTGGATTGCTTTTTTTTGTGAATCATTTTTTGCAACTAAATTAATTTTTTTATTAATAATATTTAAAACTTTCGTTTTTTCTGAAATAACGCTTTCGTCATTTACATCATAACCTTTTTTGCTTCTGTTTCTAGAACTTTTTGTCGTCATTAATTAATTATGTTATATACTAATATATAACGTAAAAAATATAATTAATATGACAGTTATTATAAAAAAATTATAAATTATTTAAAATATTTAATATTTTTATCCAAATATCTTTAGATTCATACATTAATAAAATAGTATTATTATTTATTTTTATTTTAATATTAAAAGTTTTTGTTTCTTCTTCAATATATGAATATATAAAAGTATTATTATTGACGGGAATTCTAACATGTAAAATCCCGTCAATATATATTTGAAGTTTTGTTGAATTTATTTTGTATGAAATTTTTTCCATTTATTTATTATAAACATCAGGTTTTCTGATTTTATTTGATTCATTTGATATTTCAATTATTTCAATATTATCCCTATATTGATCTAAATTATACGCATTTGCATAAGACATAGATGATCTTATCGATGATAATATATTATCTAAATCTTGCTCTAAAATATTACCATCACCCTTATAAGGAATTAATTCAGAAACACCTTCAGCCAATATTTTTTTATTTAAATTATTAACTTTATTATTTAATTGTGCCATTGACTCAGATGCCATTCCTCTGTACGCCTTATAAAAATTTTTAAAATTAAATCCATTATTAAATAATGTATTATTTGTTTGATTAGTATAATATTCATGAACAGTATTAAATAGTATTGCTTGTGATTCATTATCATTAATAAATATTTGAGAATTTGATTCATAATATCCAGCGAATAATCTACCTGACATAATAAAATCAGCACCACATGCAATTGCTTTTAAAATATCATCAGTACCCTTTATACCACCATCTGCAACAATATATAAATCATTATAATTATTTTGAATCTTATAATTAAATATTTCCTGTAACATACTTACTGGTGGTCTATATATTCCAGTTACAACTGATGTAGAACAAACACTACCTAAACTAATACCACATCTAATGAATTTAACACCTTGTTTATATAAAAATTCAACACCTTCTTTTGTAACAACATTACCGCTTAATATTTCAATTGAATGATAATTTTTAAAATTATTTTTTAATTTATTAATTTCTTCAATAACAGGTACTAATAGTTCTGTTGCGCCATTTGCTGTATCAATACAAATTAAAATATTAAAATTATATTCTGTAGCACCATTTAAAAATATCGTAAGTTTTTCAAGTTTATTTTTATAATCATTTATTCCTATAGAGTATGAATAAATATATTTTTCATTTAAATTACACTTAGTAATAACATTATATAATGTCTCCATTTGTTCATCAGCAGACATAAACCTATGAATTATTGGTAGTTGACCTAGTTCAAGTAAAGTTATTTGCATTTTTTCACCAGTAACATCAAACATAGGTGCTGACATAAATATACCAGTATCAATATACTTATTACCAAATATAACACGTTTCTTTAAATTAATATTTTCGTCAAATCTAGATTTAATAGTAGATATTTGTCTTGAAAATATCCCAATATCATTGTAAGTATATTCTTTTCTCATTTTTTTATATTTTATTGTAAATTTTTATAAATTTCTACAAATATAGAATTTATTTCTTGTATTTATATAAAAAAAATATATTATGGAAAAAAATGAATTTCACATACCAAAGAATGTTGTACCATTACCATCTAAAGGTAAATTATATCCTGACAATATTGATAGTGTTGAACTTGAGTATATGACCGCAGAGGATGAAGATATTCTTGCAACACCAAGTTTATTACAAAATGGAAATGTTTTAGATGTACTTCTAAAAAAGAAAATGATTAATTGTCCATTAAAACCTAGTGATTTAATTCTTGGTGATAAAAATAGACTTTTATTACAATTAAGAGCAGATTCATATGGACAATATTATCCAGTATCTGTTACATGTCCTTTTACAGGTAATAATTTTGAACATAATGTTGATTTAGTTCAATTATATATTAAAGAATTAGATGTTGATCCAGATGAAAAAATGCTATTCACATATACATTACCCTTAACTAAAGATGTTGTTAAATTTAAATTATTAACATCTGGTGAAATGGATAAAGTTTTAAGATATATAAAAGATAATAAGCAATATAATAATGGTATTGAAACAAATATTACTTCATTATTAAGAGAATCAATTAAATCAATAAATGGAAAAGATGATTTAGAATATATTCATAAATATGTTAAAGTAATGAAAGCTGGTGATTCAATTGCATTAAGAAAGTATATTGATAAAATATCACCAACAGTAGATAATACCGTTACTGTTATTTCTCCTTATACAGATAAAAAATTTAATGCTAAGATTAGCTTCGGTGTTGATTTTTTTTACCCATCGATCTAGCATTAGAAAGTAAAAAATCTTTGTTAGATCAGACATATTATTTGGTACATAAAATTGGTTTTAGTGATGATGCTGTTAATAAAATGCCAGTATATAAAAGACTTTATTATTTAAAAAAATATAATGATGAATTAAAAGCACAACAAGAAGCAATTGATAAAAGAGGGACTTATAGATAAGTCCTTTTTTTATTTAATACTATTTATATAAAAATTCTGTAATGGCAAAATCAAGAAATAAAAATAATATTACAAGAGATATTAATGATCTTTTTAACACAACAGATGCAACTCTTTTTCAACAAAAGTTAGATGAAATAATAAAAAAATATAACAAACTAATTTTACAAGAAAAGATAAGAGAGGTGTATAATAAAAAAGTATTGACAAATACTTTGAATATTAGTCAAGCTAACGATCAAATATTAAGAAACTATTTAAATCAAAATGATGCTATTGCGGAACATAATAAAAGACTTACAGAGACATTATCATTAGTTACTAAGGTTTCCGATGGAATTTTTTCACAATTAAAATGGCTTGATGATATTGATGGTGCAATAAAAAAAGCTAATTTAAGTATGGGTATTACTGGTGGTATTGCACTTGAGGTTAGAGATAATATTATTGAAGTTAGCAAATATGCATCTAGATTAGGTGCATCTGTTGAAAGTATAACAGAGATGCAGGTAGCATATAATAATGCACTTGGTAGATCAGTTATAATGAATCAAGAAAATTTAAAAGCTTTAATTACAATAACAAAAAGTTTAGGTCTTGCTAATGATTTTGCTGGTGAAATGGCGGGTAATTTTGAAACAATTGGTTATAACACTTCTAATACAAAAGATTTTATTGAAGATGCTATTATTTCTGCAAATAAAATGGGTGTAAATGTTAATAAAGTTTTAACAGCAATGAACACTAGTTTTAATAGAGCAAATACTTTTAATTTTTCAAAAGGTATTTCTGCGTTTAAAGAAATGGTTGAATATTCACAAAAATTCAAGATAAACATTGATTCAGCATTCAATTCTATGGAAATGGCTAGGACATTAGAGGGTAGTATTGAAATGGCTTCGAAATTAATGGTTATGGGTGGTGAATTTTCAAAACAAAATCCATTTGAATTGTCATTTTTAGCTAGAAACAGACCAGAAGAATATGCACAGAAAATAAATGAAATGACTAAAGGAATTTATTTCTTTAATCAGGAAACAAAACAATTTCAATCATCTGCATATGAGTTAGATAGATTAAGAGCTGTTGCAGAAGCTACAGGAATACCTTTTGAAGAATTAAATCAACAAGCAATGAGATTAGCACAAGTTAATTTAGCTAAAAGTAAACTTATTGGATTTAGTGAAAAAGATAAAGAATTTATTTCAAGTATTGCTGAGTTCGATGCAAAAACAGGAAAATTTAGTGTGTCGATAAACGGTAATGCTGTTGATATACAAAAACTTAATACAGAAACATTAGAAACATATAAAAAAGTAACAAAAACATTAGAGGATAGGGCTGTTGATGCAATGAATTTTAATGAATCATATAATGTAATGATTAATGAGTTTAAATCATTATTTCTACCATTTATTAAAATAATGAATAATACATTAACAGTAATTAATAGTTTTAGTGAAACAACTAGAATGTTTATTGGTGGATTAGCACTTGCTACACCTATTATAGGTTCACTTGCTAAATTAATACCAATGTTTACTGGTGGTGTTAGTAATTTAAAAGCAACAATACAATCATGGTTTAGTAAATCACCAACAGGTGGAGCACCTGTAACCCCAGTAACAACAACTGCAAACCCTGCTGGTGGAAAAGGTTTTAGTTTAAATCTTACTGGGGCTGCAACTGCATTAGCAACTGGTGCTGCATTTATTATGGTTGCTAAAGGTATATCAATGATGGCAGATGCATATAAAGAATTAGATGTTAATAAAATTGATAAACTAAATATATCATTAGGTATAATTGGTGCAACTGGTATAGCAGCTGCTTTTGCAATAGGTAAAATTGGTATTGCATCAGCAGGTGTTGCGCCTGGACTTTTGGCTTTAGGTGGTACTGTTGCTTTGATTGGTATAGGTGCAATGGCAATGGGTAAAGGTATTGAGTTTGCAAGTAATGGTATCTCAAATTTAGCCTCAAATTTGGCTAATATTGAACCAAGTAAAATGTTGGGTATTGGTGCTGGTTTGGGAGCAATATCACTTGGTATGGCCTCATTTATCAATCCTATGACAATGTTAGGTATGTTGAAGTTTGGTGCATTTTTAGGTATGTTATCTTTAGCACAAAAACCATTAGAAAATCTTTCAACAACATTTTCAGAAATGAATAAATTGAATGCTAATTTTACTGGTATAAACACTGTTTTAGATAAAGTTCAAGCAATTACTTCATCAAAAAATAGTGTAGTTAATGATCTTATTACTGTTGTAAATGAATTATCAGATTTTGTAAAAAAACCAACTTGGATTAATGAACTAAAAGATATTTTATCCAAACCATTAAAAGTTGAGTTAAATTCAAAAGATTTTAAAATACAAAATGAAATTAAAGTTTATTTAGATTCTGAAGAGATTTATAGAAAAACTTTAAGCCGTTTACCAAAGGATTTTGATCTAATTCAACGCAACAGAATGAATAATAGTAGACTGAAAACTTTCTACGATCAATAAATTTTCTCACTGATTATCAATATTTTAATTTTTTTATGAAAAAATATTTGAAAAAAGTGGCAGATTAAATACTTAGTTTTACGTTAATACCATTAGCATAATATTAGTATTGCATAATTGATTATAATTATTATATTATTTATATTAATTATTTATAATATGTATATTCATTAATATTATTTATATTAATTATTTATAATATATTATTTATAATATGTATATTCATTAATATTATTTATATTAATTATTTATAATATATTATTTATAATATGTATA